TAAAGTTCTTAAGTAACTTTGAACGATATAATGACAGTAATCTAAATAGCGTTCTTGTTACTGAAGACTTAGAACAAAAGTTTAAATCTGGTGACTTAAAAAACTTAGAAGAACATCTTACCTATCTACCTCCTAAAGTACAAGAGCAATGGAGAGGTAAGCTGGCACAGTTAAAGATACTAGAAAGAAAAGGTTACATTGGTGCTAAATTAACTTCAAAAGCACAAGGTATTTTGAGAGATATTCTTGGTAAAGAATCTAAGAAACCCGGAGCTTTAAGTGGAGATCATTTTAGTACAGTAACTGAATATATCAAACAAGATATTCTAGCTACATTTGACCAGATATCTGAAGAGAACAAGGATGCCAGTGATGCACAAAAAATATCTTTAATGAGACAGGAGATACAAAGAAAAATAGATAATAATGAAGGTATCTATAGAAGAGGTAACTCTGGTCTTTCAACTATATTCTACATTGATCCAGTTGTTAAAGAACCGGGTTCAGAAGATGTAATAACTGAACCAGAGTTAGAAAAGAAACTTGCATTGGATGGTAATTCATATGGTGCTACTTCAATAGATAATCTAATTAAAGGTCTTTCTTCTGATCCTAAGAATCTTGGTACGATTGAAGTAAAAATTGATGAAGAAACAACAGTTAGAAAAAGACTTATTCCAATTAATAAAGCTGATGAAGCTATAAGGAATATTAATCTAGGTCTAAAATTACCACAAAATGATACAATAGATTATCTTTGGAAACATCAACCTCTAAAAGGTGAAGATAGGCAGTATAGTAAAAGAGATTTCTGGAATGCATACTTTGAAAGTATAGGTCTAGGTAGTATTGTTAAAGCAAATGAGATAGACTTTTCAAAGTATAAAGTCAAAACTTCATCTATAAAAGCAAATACTACTAAGTTGAGTGAAAAGAATGAAACAACAGTTGGTCTTTATTGTCAATTAGCTGATGAAGGTCTCTATGTAACAGGAGAACCTAGTGCAGAAGCTACAAGGATAAACGAAGAGAAGCAAGTTAGAAAGACTGTATTTGATATAATTAGACCACTAATGGATTTTTCTGCATATGGAGTATAATTTATGGCAATAACAAACGACAATCTCTACGATGAAAAAGAGAAAAGACAAGAAGGTACTCTATTAGCTGAACTACAACCACTCTCTGCTACAGATCAAGCTGATACTACATTTAGTGGGGATACTAATGTACCTCAAGAAACTGTTACTCCTCCAGCTGGAAAGTTTCCGGGTCAAGGAGGGGAAGGAACATCTAGTACAGTAGATCTTTCTAACAAAGAGAATGAAGATCAGATGTGGGTTGAGTATAATAATTGGAAAGATATTGGTAAGTCTCCAAACCCACGACTATCCTTAATAACAACAGGTTCTATCTGGGAAAAGGATGAAGGTTTAACTGCACAAAGAGAAGCAGCTAAAGAACAGTGGTATCTGAAATACTATGGTATGACTCCATACCAGTATTCTAAGTTAGAAGATGAAAGAAAAGAAAAGTATGATAACTATTCTGCAGCTGGATTTTCTGATACTATCAGGAATTTAACTGATTTAAGTGCAGGTGCTAGTACTGACTGGTGGATGGATTATCTTGGAGTTCTACCCGGAATGGGAGCTTTAGATAACTATTATGATAAGAAGACTAAATCTAAAACTGGCCTCATGCAAGGTGCTAGGAAGATGTTGTCTATTGTTGTACCATCAATATTAAGTGGTGGTAAAGTAAAAGAACAGTTAGGAAAGCTTCCAGCTGATATGCCTAAGTATCAAAAAAGACTAGTAGCTATGGGAGCATACAGTGCTCAAGAAGCTGCAGTTATTGGTCTAAGTGATGTCGGTGAAGATGAGAATGCATTAAGAGCATTGAATGATTTCTTTCCCGGTGTATTTGGTCCTAAAGGCTGGGCACCGATTCCTGACTGGGCTAAGACTCTAGATAGTGATAGCCCTAGAGTTAGGAAATATAAGAATATGTTTGATACTGCTGGACTTAGTGTAATGGGTACTATATTAGGATCTTTTATACAGATTAAAGGTGGTAAGAAAACAATGCAATGGCATGAGCCGTTGGATGAAGCAGCTGCTAGGTATAAACAGCAAGCAGTTGTTGAGTCAGCTGATATAGATAGACTACTTAAAATCCAAGAGATTGATACTCAGTTAGCTTTAGGTAGTGAAAATATATCTAGTAAAATGCAAGCTTCATTGATTGATGAAAGAATGAGGTTGATATCAGAATTAGATAATGTAGATGATCTTGATCAAGCATTAGATCAATTAGATAATGGATTTGCATCTGAACGTACTACAGCTGCCGAAGCTAAACAAGCTGCTGGAGCAGATCCTACTGAGTTTGACCCTGATATAACGCCTATATTGGACGAAGCTGGTAATGCTAGGCAATCTATACCTCCGGGTAATGTAGCTCGTAATATGGCTGATGTAGCTGCCAATAAGACTGGTGTATCATCAGGAGATAACGCACCTATTCTATCTGAAGCTATGAGAGCTAAAGGTTTAATGGTTGGTAGTACCTCTAGAGATGCTATCATGGGTGTAGCTGAACAGGCTAGGGATACAGGTAGATTTAATGCACTAGTAGATGGATTTAGATTCTCATCTAAACAGATGAATGAGACTGCATGGGCTATTTACAAGGATATTGTAAACCCTGAAATGTCTGTAGACGATGTACGGAAACTATTTGCAGAAAACAAAGATGTTAAAAACTTCCTTTTAGGTAGATTCCAAGTTGAGTATATTAACGAAGAGCAAGCTAGAGCAGCAGCTTTTGCTATGAGAGATCTATCTGATAGATTCTTAGGTAGAAAGATTGCTGAATCTTCTGCTAGAGTTATGGATACTTTAGGGAGAGAAGCAGCTACACTTGCTGAAACTGTTCAACAACTACAACCTTTTGTTGATGATCCTAGAGCAATGGATCTTATTATTGATAAGATGCAGTTCTTGATGGATGAGTACGCTTTGAATAAGTATATATCTGGTTCTAGTTTAAGATATAAGAACTGGTTCGACGCTATACCTGAAGATAAGCCTATCGGTGAAGCTATTGAAATCTTATCTAAAGAGTTTAAATCTGCTGAAAATGCTATACATGCTAAGAATCTTAAGTTAACTGAAGAGTTAAAGAGATTAGCTGACGAGAATCCTCTAGCTATGCGTCCATTAATTGATGCATTTGCTCACACTGATGGAGATGTAGATAGTTTAGCTAAGTTAATGAGATGGGCTGCTGAACAAGTAACACCTACGGGTATGCTTAAGAGTCCAGATCCTCAACAATTAAACCTATTTACTAGAGCTTCTTGGGGTGTAATATATAATAATGTATTATCTGGTATATCTGCGTTCAGAGCTGGAGTAGGTAATACCTCACAACTTATCCTAAAACCTATTACTGGTTTATTAGGTCATGGGATCTGGGGTCTTGCTGATGACTTTGAAGGGTTCAAACGTACTATGTATTATAACGGTGCTGTCTTTGAGACAAATAAAAGAGCATTAGATAATGCATATAAAATGATGATGAAAGCACATGATGATGCTGGATTTATGACCAAATCTTATCGTAAAGACTTCGTGTTTAAAGAAGATAAGGCTTGGGAAATCATGGAAGATATGAGAGGAGTATGGGAAGCTGAAGGTAATTTTGGTAGAGTATATCAATATGACATGGCTAAAGCTTTGTTAGATATGTCTAAGATGAAAGCTTTACGCTATGGTATGACTGGAATGGTCTTTACAGACGTATTTAGTCAAACACATCTAGCTCATTACCTATCTAGAACTAGAGCTTATGACGATGTATTCAGTGAATTTGGTTATGCAGATTGGACAAAGATCCATAAAGCTGAAAAGATTCATTATGATTCTATGTTTGATGCTGATGGTTTAATTACTGATAAAGCGTTAAAATCTATACAAGGTGAACTAGCACTAAACTTAGATGATGGGGTAGCTAATTGGATCAACAAAGGTACTACTGCATATCCTGTAAGTAAATTCCTATTAATGTTCCCTAGAACTGGTAGTAACTATGTAAGGAATGCCCTATCGTGGACTCCTATCAGTATTATACCCGGAATTAATAAGTATAGTAAAACTCTATGGGCTAGAACTGATGATGATATAGCTAGAGCATTAGCAGAGCACGGCATAGATATGGCTACTACTCCTAATGCAAAGGTATTATTCCAGAACCTAAGAGCTGAATATACTGGTAGATTAGCTTTCAGTGGTCTATTAACTAAATCTTTATGGGACTATGCTATGGCTGGTAACATAAGAGGTAATGGTCACTACAATAAAGCACGTAGAGCTAAAGAAAGAGATCAACTAGGATACCAACCTAAGATGATTAATATTGGTGGTAGGTGGATATCTTATAAAGGTATAGTAGGTGTAGATCCAGTATTAAGTATACTAGGAGATATGGCGTATTATGCTAGAGATTTAGATCAACCATTTATGGAAGATGCTATGGCAAAGGTTATGTGGACTATATCAGCTACATTCCTTAATGAAACACCTTTAACCAGTTTAGAGCCTCTTATAGCGGCTCAGAGTGGTAACTTATCAAGGTTTAACTCTATCATAGCTAACGCTGCTAGAGCTATAATACCTCAATCAGGTGCTCTAGGTGTAGCAAGTAATGCTATTACAACTACACAGAAAGATATTGAATCCAGTATTCCTAAGTATGTCGCTAATAAAATACCAATAGCTTCTAGCTTCTTACCAGAGCAAAGAGATTTCTGGACTGGAGAACCACTTAACGATATACAGAATCCAGTACTTAGATTCCTAAATGCTTTTAATCCTATCAAAATTAGTGGTACTAATGAGCCTTGGAGACAGTGGTTACTTACTACTGGCTGGGATGGTCTTGGTAGATTAAAGATGGATTCAACTGGATCGTATGAATATACTGAAGCTCAAAGAGACTTTATCTATCAACGTATAGGTCAAATGCAGCTCTATAAAAAGTTAATACCTTTAATGAATGATAAAGAACTAAACAAACAAGTTGGATTATTACGTTCTCATAGAGTACAAGGTGGAGATTTAGATAATGATATGATTAAACTTAAAACTCAGAAGTTACCTATCTTTACTAAAATAGATGCAATAGTTAAAGAAGCTCAACTTATAGCTGAAAGAGAATTCTTAGAGATGAATAAAGATGTCCAGAATACCATTATACAGCAACAGAAAGTTGACTTTGAACTGAATCAAGGTAATGTTCAAGAAGCATCAGACTTACAGAAAAAAGAATTAGAAACTAGAAAACTATTACAGATGGCTAAATAACAAACACTATGGCTGTTACACAAAATGATTTTACAGGTAACGGGACTAAAGCTACTTATGACTTTACGTTCCCTTACCTGAAGCAATCGGAAATAAAAGTTAAAGTAAATGGTACGCCAAGTACAGCTTTTACAGTTCCTACTGCTACACAAATACAATTTAATACAGGAAGCGTCCCGGCAAACGGTGACAAAATTTTAATATTTAGGGAGACAGACTCCAGCAGCCTAGCAGCCACCTTTTATGCAGGTTCAGCGATTAAATCAGGAGATTTAAACGATAACTTTACTCAAAACTTATACACTACTCAAGAGGTTGCCGCTAGATACGTCAACAAACTTGGTGGTTCTATTATGTCAGGAAACCTCGAATTAGGGGAAGATGTCGTAATTAAGTTTGAGGGTGCAACAGATAATGGTAACGAGACAACAATAACAGTAGCTGATCCTACTGCTGATAGAACTATTACTTTTCCTGATATAACAGGTACAGTAATAACTACAGCAGATACAGGAACAGTTGCTAGAACAATGATTGCAGGTGATGCAGTCAATGGAACTAAAATAGCAGATGATTCTATAAATTCTGAACATTATGTAGATGCATCTATAGATACACAGCATATTGCTGATGCTCAAGTAACTCATGTAAAACTATCTAACGACTGTATAGATGGAGATAATATACAAGACGATGTAGTTAATTCTGAGCACTACGTCGCTGGATCTATAGACACTGAACATATAGCAGACGCACAAGTAACTCATGTAAAGTTAGCTAACGACTGTATAGATGGAGATAATATTCAAGATGATGTTATAAATTCTGAACACTATGTATCAGGGTCGATTGATACTCAGCATATAGCTGATTTAAATGTAACTAGAGCTAAAATAGCTGGAGATGCAATTAATGGTGATAAGATAGCAGATGATGTAATTAACTCTGAACACTATGTTAATGGATCTATAGATACTGAACATATAGCTGATGGGCAAATAACTACAGCTAAAATAGGTGCTTCACAAGTAACTACTGCTAAGATAGCTGACACTAATGTTACAACAGCTAAAATATTAGACTCAAATGTAACTACTGCTAAGATAGCTGATTTAAATGTAACTACAGCTAAGATAGCTAATGATGCAATTACAAATGCAAAAATAGCTAATAATGCTGTAAGTACAAATGAAATTAATACTGCTGCTATAACTACTAATCACTTCTCTTCTGGATGTGTAACAAATGTTGTTTTAGGTGCAGATTCTATAAACAATGCTAAGATACAAGACAATGCTATCGACTCAGAACAGTATGTAGATGGTAGTATAGATCATGTTCATCTTTCTAATGATTGTATAGACGGAGATAATATACAAGATGATGTAGTTAATTCTGAACATATAGCAGCTGGTGCTCTAGATAATGAACACTATGCCGCTGGTTCTATAACTTCAGATAAATTGAATGCAGCTACTGTTGTAACTGCTAGTGAACAAGGCTCTGCAACTGCAAATGATACATCTTTCTTTACTACTTCAGCTGCAGATGCTAGATACTTTAATATAAGCACTGGTGATACAATTAAAGATGGTCAAACATTCCCTGACAATGATACAACTATTGCTACTACAGCAGCTATCAATGACAGAATTATTGACCTTGTCGATGATGTAGGCGGATTCGTACCAATAGCAAATGAAACATCTTTTCCCACTGCTAATCCTGACGTTAATAATGGGGCAGGTACTCTTGTTAGTGTCAAGGCTCTTTCCAGCAACTTGGTCTCCAATGGGTCTGGAGTGGCAACGATTGCTAACGGTGCAGGTTCTGGTAATACAGTAACTATTACAGGTTTAGCAAATAGTACTACATACGCTGCTACATTTGGTCTTATTGTAGAGACAACATCTACACTGCATACTTATGCATTCCATAGACAAGTACCAAAAGCTACTGAAGTAACTACAGTTGCTGGAAGTGTAACTAATGTTAATACTGTAGCTGGTTCTATAGCTAATGTAAATGCTGTAGCTGGAAATGCAACGAATATCAATGCTGTAGCAGGTAATGCAACTAATATTAACTCAGCTGTTTCTAATGCATCAAACATAACGTCTGTAGCTGACAACGAATCTAATATCAATGCAGCTGTCAGTAATGCTAGTAATATCAATTCAGCTGTTAGTAATGCAAGTAATATAAACTCAGCTGTTAGTAACGCTTCTAATATCAATGCAGCTGTTAGTAACGCTAGTAACATTAATTCTGTAGTTGGTAATGCTACAAATATTAATACAGTAGCTGGTGCTAATTCTAACATCACTACAGTAGCTGGTTCTATAGCTAATGTTAATACAACAGCTTCTAATATATCTGATGTTAATAACTTTGCTGATCTATATCAGATAGCTACTTCAGCACCTACTACAGATGGTGGTGGTAACTCTTTAGCAACTGGTGATCTTTGGTTTGATTCTTCAGGCAATAAAGCATTGATGATCTATGATGGTTCATCTGGTGATGGATTCTCAGCCGCTACACCTACTGCAAGTGTACTTCAAGACATAGCTATAGTATCAGGTCAGTTAACATATTCTGAAGATTTAGGTTTAATCGGAGATTCCGTATCTAGTGGTACAGGTAATAATATTAATACAGTTGCTACAAATATTGCGAATGTTAATACAGTAGCTGGCATTAATAATAATGTAACTCAAGTAGCTAATATTTCTAGCAATGTCACTTCTGTAGCTGGAGCTGTAACTAATATAAACACAACTGTAAGTAATTTAGCTAGTATAAATAACTTTGCTGAAGTATATAGGATTAATGCTAATGCTCCAACTAGTTCTTTAAATGCAGGTGACTTATGGTACGACGCTACTGGAAATGTATTGAAATATTATAACGGTTCAAATTGGACTGTTACAGCAGCAGCTGGATTATCAAACATTGATGAAGATACTACACCTGAACTTGGCGGTCATTTAGATTGCAATAATAAAAACCTCACTGAAGTTGGAACTGTCAGTGGAAATAACTTACAAATCGACTTCGGAACTATTTAACTATGGCTAAATTATTAAAATTAAGAAGAGGTACAACCTCACAACACAGTAGTTTCACTGGTGCAGAAGGTGAAGTCACTGTAGATACTGACAAGGAAGCACTTGTTGTACACAATGGTTCGACAGCTGGTGGTTTTCCAGTAGCTAGAGCAGACGGTACAGGTGTTACTAACTTTACTATTACTGGTGAATTAGATGCAGCTACTTTAGATATCTCAGGTAATGCTGATATCGACGGTACATTAGAAGCAGATTCTTATACAGTAGACGGTACAGCTCTTAGTGAGTATATTGCTGATACTGTCGGAGGTATGGTAACTGGTAACACGGAAACTGGTATAGCTGTAACTTATGAAGATGGTGATAATACACTAGATTTTGTTGTCGGTACTTTAAACCAAAATACTACAGGAACTGCAGCAAACCTTTCTGGTACACCAAACATAACAGTTAATGATGTAACTGCTGCTTCTTTAGATATCTCAGGTAACGCTGATATTGATGGTACGCTTGAAGCTGACGCTTATACAGTAAACGGTACTGCATTAGATACACATATAGCTGGAGTAACAGTTACCAATGCTACAAACTCTGCACATGTATCAGTAGCAGATAATGAAAATACAAACGAAAATAACTTAATACCATTTATTGAAGATGCTAGTGCTACAGGTAATGTAGGTTTAGAATCAGATGGTGATTTTCACTATAACCCCTCATCTGGTCAACTTACTGTACCAGCTGTTTCTACCTCTGGTAATGTTACAGTTGCAGGTAATTTAACTGTTAATGGTACGACTACTACAGTAGCTACTACTAATACAACAATTACAGATAACCTTCTTGAGTTAAACAGTGGAGCAGGTTCTAATGCTAACGACTGCGGTATATTAATTGAACGTGGTTCAACAGGTAATAACGCAATTATTGCTTGGGATGAAAGTGCTGATAAGTTTACTGTTGGTACGACAACAGGTACAGCTAGTTCAACTGGTAATATATCAATTACAGCTGGAACTCTTGTAGCTAATATAGAAGGTAATGTAACAGGTAATATAACAGGTAATATAACAGGTAACGTAACAGGTAACGTAACTGGTAATACCTCTGGTTCATCTGGATCTTGTACTGGTAATGCTGCTACTGCAACTTCAGCAACTAACGCTGATACTGTTGATAATTTACATGCTTCAAGCTTCTTAAGAAGTGATGCTGCTGATACTGGGACTGGTATTATAACTCTCTCCCATACTAATGATTATAAGCTCATATTAGATGGTTCTGGTGGCGGTGATTCAAGGATTGAATTTCAGGCATCAGGTGCGAACCGAGGTTATATAGGTTGGAGTGAATCTGGATCTAAATATTGGATTTGGAATAACGCAAGAAGTACTGGAATAGTAGTTGACTCAGTTCCGCAATGGTACGAAAGCGGTGCGTTAAAGACAATGTGGCACTCTGGTAACGATGGTGCTGGCTCTGGGCTAGATGCCGATACGTTAGATGGTGTTCAAGGTTCAAGCTTCTTAAGATCTGATACTGCTGATACTGCTGGTTCAGATATTACATTCAGTGGTGGTGCTGGTGCTATTACCATTAATGCTGGCAGTGACATTGTATTTAATAATGGTAATTGGTGTGGTGATACCTATGGAGCTATACAACAGCATTCTAATCGGCTATACATTAAAGGTGGAACTGATGGAATTAGATTTAGAGAAGGTGCTCTCGATAGATGGTATATAGATGGTAACGGTAACTTTATACCTGCTGCTGATAGTTCTTATAGTCTAGGATCTGGTTCTTATAGAGTATCTACTATTTATGCTGACGAGGTACAAGACGAACTAGGTGATGTAAGAAGAATACCTCAAAATTCTCAAAGTGGTGCTTATACATTAGTTGCTGCAGATGCAGGTAAACATATTTACATTACAACTGGTGGAGTAACTGTTCCTACTGGTCTCTATTCAAACGGAGATGCGGTAACAATTATCAATCATAGTGGATCAGATCAAACAATAACTCAAGCTTCAGGAGTAACTATATATAACACTGCTGATGGATCAACTGGTAATAGGACTCTTGCTGGTCGTGGAATGTGTACTCTGATTCGGACTGGTAATAATGAGTATTACGTTTCAGGTGCGGGGTTAAGTTAATATGTCACCAATACAACAACACCTCCTTGGTTTAGGAGGTGCTAAAAAAGTCGGCTGGATTATGAGAATGTATCATGATGGACATTCTCAAGCCGAATGGCAAGGCGATAGCGGCTCTGTTACTTCATTCAATACTCAATCTAAAAACTGTTATAAAGGTGTAACAGGCGATGATTCGACTGGTATATGGTTCTCACTCGGTAGCCGTACTGATCCTACGAACAATCTTAGCGACACAGATAAACTTAGGAATTATGGTCGTAACATATACAAAATAGATGCTGATGGAGGGATAACTGCAAAGTGTATCGTCTCACAAGAAGGTTATATGTCAACATCTGGTGGGATATGGGTAAATGACCAAGAAAAACTTATATGTCAGCAAAGCTCTTCTGCTCATTGTATAAGTCTTAATGGTACTACTTTCACCCACCATTGGACAGTCGGAAATGGAATGAATGCACAAGGCCATTCCAACGCTCCTTATAACTATCATGGAGACGGTTGGCCCAACGAAAGTCTTGGTGGAAAAGGTCATACTTATACCACTTGGCACTGGGCTGCTTCAGATAAACTTTGGTACTGGAGTGAGTTCAAAGAACAAATGGATGGAGGTGGAGCATCATACTATGGAAGTATTGGTGGAATACCTGTAAACGTCTCTTCTGGAGCTTGGGACACTAACTTCACAAATAGTGGTAATTTCTGCTCAAACTATCAAGCTCAGTATGGTCCGCATTGTGTTCAAACAGTTAATGGCAGAACTTACATGGCTATGACTATGTGGAACTTGTATAGAAACTCACATCGTGTAAATTCTATGCACAGATGGGATACTAATGCTCAAAGCTATTCAAGTGCATATACTGGACCATATGCTAGTAGTAACCACGCATGGGACAGGTTAATTACATATTCACCCGGGAACTGGGGTTACACAAATAGTGCTTATGATAATAACTTCTTCCATATATGGGTACATGATACAGGCTCATCAGAGAAAATTTATGTAGGTGGAAAAAAGAAACAATATAGTAGTGAAACCAGCAATAGCTATTCTGGTAATTGGGGTGAAGGATACGAAAATAATTTTGTAGGTAAGATAGGTAATGACAACGATCAGTTTGATTGGTGTAGTAACTTACATGGTGGTAATACCAGTACTTACGGCAGTCAAAGTATGGATGTTGGTGGTAGTGATCCAGACTATGGTGGTGTCATGTCAGTAAGACCAGATGGAAACGGTAATTGTATTAGCGTCCATGCTTCTCAAAACCATGTCGTAAGTGGTAAACGTGAAATACTTATAGCTAAATGGAATGATACGACTGGTGCATTAATCAGTGTTTATGGTATAGCTTGTATAACTAGCGGTTATAACTGGAAAGATGGACAAGGATACGCAAAAGGCTGCCTTACAACACCAGAGGCTGTCTATATAAACGTATGGACTGAAGCAACCAACGCAAACAGCTACAGAGGACAGCCAATTATACTTAAGATGCCACACGATATCGGTAACTTAGCTGGAAACCATACTGTTGGAGGACTTACATTTACCATTGGTGCAGCTACTGGTGTTACACAAGGGAGTCAGTCTAAAAATAGAATTGGATTTGCAGAAGATGGTTATAATCCTATTTTTAATACAGCTTATGACCAAAGTAGAGATACTTTACTAAGCGGTTCAGGCAATGGTAGATATAGTTTGGAATCTGGTTATCCTTCAACATCGACTGGTATACTAGATCTAAAATAGGTGAAAGTCCCTAAACTGCCTAAAGCTCTAGATATGCCTAGCATCCCTCTAGAGCCACCTACAGCAGATATGCCAGTATTTCCTCCTATTGTTATACCTCCAAGTAATATCAAAGCTCCCAAGGGAGTAGAGCTAGAGGAAGTACCAGAGGAAACTGAAGATGCAGAAACTGCTAAAACAGAACAACCTACTCTTCGAGTCCCTGTTGTGAAGATAGATCTACCCTTACCTAGTGCAGAAGTAGTAGCCACCGCTACTTATGCAGCCGTTGCAGCTGTAGCAACCACCACTTTAGCTACACCTTTATTCGATAAACTTAAAAAACAGATACAAAAGTTCCTACAGAAAAAAGTAGATAAATGGAAGGAAAACCGCCAGAAGAAAAAGAAAAGGGACTCCTCGGTAAGCTAAAAGATGCAGCAGAGGATCAAGAACATCAAATCCAGATACTTGGTACATTTGTCAGACTTGGCGTTGTAGTATGGTCTGGATTTATAATAACTATGAATTACGTGGAATTACCTATGGTTAAGAAATCAGGTAACTCAGATATCACGTTCGTTGCCAGTGTCTTTACGGGAGCACTTGCAACATTCGGCTTGACCACTGGTAATAAGAATAGTGGCAACAATAAACCCGTAAATTGTCCTATGGCTAAGAAAAAGGAAGAATGAAGAAATGGCTTTTACTCTTCCTACTGGCATCACCCACGGTAGCAAGAGCAGAATTAGTACAACCCAACTTCACCCAAGGGTCGATGAACAGTACAACAACTACAACAGTCGATATAGAAGAAGAGATAGTAACAACCACCTATGGAGCAGCATTACAGAAATGGTCGGGAGACAATATAACTCATACTTCAGCAAGCTCTGGAGGAATAGCAGATTCAGATTCAGTCTTCAACATGACAACAGCTGGCTCAGACTTTACACTAGAAATAGTAACAAGAGCAGCCAGTCAGATCATAGAGAAGACAGAAATAGATCGAACTATCGAACAGGAGTCTACTACTGTCTCCTTGTCAGTCTTCTCGCAATAGCACCTGCTAAAGCATCAGATCCAGAAGTTAATAATACCTCTAATCCAGTTGCAGCAGCGACTGGTAATGTAACAAATCAGGCGGTGCAATTCCAGAATAATGGAGCACCGTCTAGACAACATTATGGTGGCGGGGTTAGCTGTAATGGTGCTACTATGACATTCTCTCCATT